ACCACTGATGAGAGGCACCGGGAAAACTGAAATCGAAGTCCAGCACCCGGATCACCGCATCCTTCTCTGGCTGGAAGGCTCGGGTGAGCAAGTTCAATTGCTGCTGGTAACACCTGTTGCGGTGGGGGGTTCCGTGTACGACGACTCGGTGTCGCATGTACCTCGTCGCTTCCGGGGGCCACCATCCGTCGTGCCCCAACAAAGCCGTCATCTGATCCGTGGGATCGCTCTCCGCTTCAAACTGTAGACTCAGCACCGCAGCTTGTTCCTCAGAGAGGTTTCCCACGTGTCTGCGTATCCGCCTTTTGAGGTTATCGTAGGCCGTCCAACTCATCTAAACCTCCTCGGGGTCATCTGCCCTCACCTTGTCTACTCAGGACGAGACTCAGATGATCCCCGAACGGGTAAGAGACGGGGTTCTCAAAAGGAAAGGGACTTGGACGGCCCCCCGCTATTCAACGCCTGGCTCTGGCTGCTGATGCTCTGCGAGATGAACCCGCCCAGCTTGGCCAGGGCACCCTCGGTGGCGTCACCGATGGCGACGTACTGCTGGAACCCGGCGTCGTTCTTGAAGGTCTCCAGCCACTGGTTCAAGCCCCCTGTGTCGGTGTTCACGCCGATGAGCACCGGCATGAGGGACTCCAGCGCCTCGCTGGTGCGGGCGTCCTCGATGGCCTCGGCCACCATTTTGCAGGTCGCCTTGGAAGCGTTGTCCATCCCGTCCGTGATGACGAACAGGGCACCGTTAACGGCGTAGTCGATCTTCGTCAGGTCGGCTCCGTACTGCGTCATCGCCTTGACCGCCGAGAAGGAGGCGTCGAACAGCGCCGTTGTGTGGCCGTAAGGCAGGCACCCGTCGTAGTCCGCCTCGTTGCAGTCGGGCAGCGGCTTGAAGCCGTGGAACTCCTGGATGTTCGTGTCGAACAGGAGCACCCGGAGCATCAGGTTGTCTGCCCGGTCGGACTTCCGGCAAGCCTGGACGCAGATCTTGATGGCCCCTTCCATCTCCTGACGGTACGAGCCGACCGATCCGCTGACGTCGACCACAAGGGTGGCCAGGGTGTACTCGGTCGCCCCGAGGTTGCCGATCTTGGCGGCGGAGAACCCGAAGTGGGTGCCTCCGATGGTGTGCTTTTCCAGATCCTGGTTCATGTCTGCAAACTTAGGCATCGTCCTCTCCTTGATTTGACTGTCCGGAGACAATCGTGGTAAAGAAACCGTTGAGTCTATTCCGATCTAAATTGGCCACAGAGGTACAAAAATGCGAGGGAGAACTTGGACACAGGATGAGATTGTGGCTTTCTTTGCACGGCAGAAGTTTCTTCTCATCTCGACTTACAGAAAGGCCAACCTTCCAATAGAGTACAAATGCTCCTGCGGAAAGATTGCTCAGATCAGTTTGGACGGCTTGAAACAACGTCTCCGAAAAGGTAAACCAGCTTGCTCCCATAAGCGGAAAGTGGCTTTCACTCTGAAGGAGGTCCGGGACTTTTTTGCGGAACACGGATGCATCTTGATTACAGACACCTACACCGGATGTAATCAACGGTTGACGTATCAATGTTCGTGTGGGAGACAAACTGCTGAGACTAACTTCAGGATTTTCAAACACAAAGGGGGTGGTCATTGCCGCCTTTGTATTCGAGAAGGGATTTCGTCTCGTAGTCAGAAAACAATGAGAGACCCCAAAGTCCTGGCCAAACAGAGAGAAACATTTAGACGTAACTATGGAGTCGACAACCCCCTCCAAAATCCCGGCGTAAAACAAAAAAGGGAACAAACGTGCCTGAAAAGATATGGCGTTCGGAGTGTCAACCAGGACCCGGAAATTAAAGCCCGGCAACGAGCAAGTTTTCGGGCTAAATACGGAGTTGACCATTTCATGCAAAACCCTGATTCTCTTGCCCGATACAGAAAAACTTTGCTGGATCGTTACGGGGTACCTAGCCTTGCCTTCCTGAGTGGTAGATCGTCGATTGAAGCCCAACGTTTTTTCACTGCACTTTTTGATCTGTTGCCAAAGGCTTTCCAAGGAAAATGCTATTTCTCCCCCCGAACACATGAATTCAATGTGTGGTTCCAAGGGAAATACTACAAATATGATTTCGTCCAGTCCCACTTGAAAAGAGTTATCGAATACAATGGGTCTCGTTTCCACCCCAGTGCAGATCAAACTCCCGATGAGATTGGTTGGTGTTTGTTTCGTCCCACACGTACTGTTCAAGAGGCAAGAGATTATGAACAACACAAACTGGATGCCCTGCGTAACCGAGGCTTTGGTATCCTGATCGTGTGGGACTATGAAGCTAAACATAATCTGGACTCGACTCTTCAAAAATGCCTGGCCTTCCTTGGAGTTACGCCAAAAAGCTAACCGAATCTGACAGTTGCATTCCCTTGGCTGTCATCTCCTGTATGAACTGGTCTCCGAGAAACTCGAAACCAGCGACATTAGAGGAGGCATCGGTCAAGAGCACCAGTTTTTTGATGTATTTGGGATCAGAAAAGCAACTTCCAACGTCAGTAACCGTTGAAGCAACACAGTGGGACAGGGCCTCCCCGGTCACGGCGATGATGTCAGCCTCCTCCAAACTCTGGATGAGACCCGTATTGATCTGGGTAGTTGGGTCGGTGGGATCAGGCACCTCGGCCTTGACGCCGCTGAAGTGTTCCGTCCAGGGGTTGCTTCCTTTGGTCACGTACTCCACAGTGCCCGGCCCCTGAAGGCACCACTCCTTCAGTGCCTGCCGAAGTTCCGGGACCACATTGTGTCCCCAATCCCCGATGAGGCAGTGCATCGGCCACACGACGTGCGGGTAGCGCCCATTAGCTGCGAGCGCCTGAAGGTACCCGAATGAGCCCTTTCCAGTCGGCCCACCCTGGTGGAGGAAGCTGGGCATCGCCGTGGTGTACTCCTCGTCGGTCGGGTGCAGACCGGCGGCGTCGGCGTTAAACTTGACGATCCGCTTTCCGTCTGGGTGGATGCCCAGGATTGTGAAAGGTTCAGGATGTGCCCCGTCCCCGATCCGTTTCCACCACGCTGGACGTTCGATGGCCACCTCGTGGTGACTGTCAAGCGTGACGTGGATGTCGTTCAGCTTGTGGCCAATACGGCGGATCAGGGCTGCAACCCTGGCCATGTCCTGATCCGCACCAGGAACGACAAGGGCACCCCTGTTACCATGGCCATCGTCCGCCACACAAAAATCGTTTTGGGGGTCCACAATTAACAGATCTACTCGCATGATTCTTCCTCCAGTGTGAGTTCGTTACTCAGGAGCCCCTGCTCCACGAGTTCCTGTCGAGTCCCCAACGTGGGGATATTAGGATTGAGTTTGTGTCGGGTGGTTTTCTCTGCATAGCGTGCCGCCATCAGGAAGCTCACCACCTCTACCGGGGTGAAGTCTTCCCAGGGGAAGAACCCATCGTCCTGGGAGAAGTCCGCCATCTCCCGCCAGAGACCGTCGTGGATCTCTGCGTTCCCGAACAGGATCTGCTGGGGGAACCGGACGGGGTGGCCACCCATGCTGTTGTCCAGGAACCGGGACACCCGCTCGATGGTGCCGAAAGATGTGACCCTCCCGGTCTCCGGGTCGATGCTTCCGTAGGTGAAGGGTACTTTGAGCCACCGTCTCACCTCGGTCTCATCGCTGTGATCGTCGCCGGTCCCCCAGAGATCTGCCGAGGGCTTGGCCTTGATGGTGTCGATGTACGCCTGTCGGGCTTTGGGGAACCGTTCTCCCAGGCCCCAGGCCAACTGGAACACTTCGGTCTTGGACAGCATCGCCAGGGGATTGGTGTCCACCTCGCCGTCGCCACCCTTTTGATAGTAGCGCAGGAAGCGGTCCTCGCACTCGTTCCCCGTCCCGTGACGGATGCCCCCACCCATCAGCCGGTTGCACGCACGTCCGATGGGTGCCCGCAGGCAGGAACGAATGGAGCCGATAATCGTGGGATCTTTGTTAATCCGTTCCTGGATCTCCCTACGAAAGGATTCCCCTGGGGAATGGGCTACGGAGGTAGGGCCATTGCTGAACCTGTTCACCCCATTGACCAACGAATTGACAGCTTCTTTGATCAGGTGATCACAGATCCTCGTGTAATCCCCATTGGCCATCGGAACACCCAGCCCATCGGCCAGCGCCTGCGCCCTGGCCGTCTGCTTCGGGTTGGTGTCGATGCGGGAGTGAACGAGGGTCAACCGCTCAGGGCCGACCGCCAGTGTCAGGAGGCCAGCCATCACAGCGGAGTCGAGTCCGCCGCTCAGGTCCAGTTCTGCACGGGGGACATGGGCGTCCTGATGGTACTGTTCGATGGCAGCGACACGGTTGTCGATCAGGGCCTGTACGTCTGTCACGGGCATGACGTTTCTCTCCTGTTTGTGGGGATCCCCCGCTGTAACCACTGGCTGAGTACGAGGATGGACTGCCTCAGGAGCCACTTCCTCAGGACCGGGATGGATGAACGCCGCCACCCCTCGGGTAACGTAACGCTCATCACTGTTTTGCACCTGTAGCACATGGCGCAGGGTTCGGGGGCACCGTGCTCCTCGTCCGCTTGGGCGATGAACAGATCTGCTTTGCCGAGGGCATGTCTCATCCCGCAGGAGCAAATGTGTAGAAGCAACCGTCTGGCCATCTTGACATCCTACCCTCTCCTACTCAGCCGCCCGCTGCGATGATCATTCGATCTCTCTGGCGGTCCAGTTCTCTGCTGATGGCCTCGGTCGCAGGGCTCATTCCGACCACCTGGACCCCCCCGTGTACCTGAGACTCCCACCAGTCCAACCAATCCTCGTTGCGGACATTGTGCAACAGGACATAACCCTCGGGAGCATCTTCACCCCTCTGCCCAACGAGCCCCAGCGGAAAATCTCCGAGACCCTCTCCCCAGCACGGAATCAACCGAAAAATCACGGGGATCCCCGCCAGGGAGTCCTTGCCCGGCGTTCCGCTCCACTTCTTCCTGGGGCCGCTGGAGAAACACAGCTTGAACACCGCCGAGACGTTGTTCCGCTTGTATGCTGAGGGAGAGGGCACGGACACGATGAAACCTCCGTATCCGTACAGCCGCCGCTCGGGGTCCACATCACTGTGTCCCATGCAAAACGCTTCCATCTGCACGGTGCGCTCGTCGGTGTAGCCGTCCTCGAAGATGTAGTTGGGTTGGGTACCGTGTTCCTTCTCGGCCTGATAGAACAGGCGAAACTGCTCCACCTGGTTGCCGGAGTCACAGCGCACGGAGCACCTTCGGGCCAGATCCTCCCGCATTGCCTGAATCGCAGCGGGGATCCCCGAGTTGATGGGGTCATAGGTGTCGAACAGGTAGGAAGGCGGCTCGGAGCGCATGTCCCGGATGGCCCGGAAACCATTGATGTCCTCACCCCACCGTTCCTGGTGCTCGTGGCCCGTCGTCCCCACCGGGATCATGTAGAGTTCCCAGGCGAGGAAGACGTTGGAGGTCTTGTTCATCCCGTAGGCCCGACACTGCTGCACGGCCATCCGATGCTGCTGCATACAGGTGGCCCCCCGCATCCCAACCTCGAAGGCCCGGTGCGCCTGTGTCATCCCGCCCGTGGCGGCGAGGCCGTTGCCGAGGATCTTGAGGATCTGACCCCGAACCCCCTCCTCGTACTCGTCGGCCTGCACATCGATAGTGACGCCTTCGATCCCCATCGTCTCCTGCACGAGCTTGATGATCTGGCCTTCCATCTCACAGGAGGCTTTGAATTCACGCACCCCCTGCTTCATCGCCGTGGCGACCTGGATGGAGAAGTTGAGCATGATCACGAGCGGCTCCAGCCAGGAGACCAGGAAGCTCGGCCCGGTGACGGTGAGGACCGGCTCCTTCGCCAGCACCCAGGATCCCTTCGGGGCACAGGTCATCGTGACCTTGCCTCGCAGGGCCTCTTCCATCGCCTGGGTCAGCCCATACCCGTTGGCCGTCAGGAAGGCTGACTCCTTCACCGTAGGCATCTCGGGGAGCATCGCCTCCACGACCTCACGCATGTTGAAAGGAATGTAGTGCGGCCCACCCCGGCGCATCGTGAAGTAGAAGGTCTCCTCCCGCAGGGGGAAGCCCGCCTGGGCCATCGAGAACTTGTACCCATCGGTCATCAGCGCCGAGGGGCGTTCCCGTCCCGTCATCAGCATAACCAGCGACTTTTCAGTGTTCGGCATTTCAACCCTCCTCACCTTGCACTACTCCACACGGTTCCGGGATGATCCCTGCCAGTCTCGGAAAAACTGGAGGGTGGCGAAGATCATCCGAGGGCGGTTGTGAGTAGATGAGGGCAGGAGGTGACCCCTATGGACGGACTGCTGAGACTGGGCCTTGTTGTAAACGAAGTGGAGCCGGGCGGTTTCTTCTGCCTCCCGTGCCCGACGAGACCCTTCTGGGACACCTTCCTTTGGGGTGCCGTGAGCATGGGGCTGATCTGGGCATTTTGTGCGCTGGGGTTCGCCATCCGTGTCCACCGCAGGAAGGGCTGATGTTCGATTGCACGACCCCCGAGTACGACGCCCTGTACGCCCCCTGGCTGAAGGATCCGGGCAAGCTCCTGCGGCTCGTTCACTACGACCCCACCCAGGACACCCTGCTGGACCTGTGCGGCGGTACAGGAGCCGTGGCCTGCCACGCCCTGGTCTGCCGGGCGGAGGCCACAGGGCGGGGCTACGCCGGTCCTGCGGTGGTCCTGTTGGACAAAAGCCCCAGGGTCGATGACCACACCTTTGGGAAGTACATCATGTCCGTTCCCTTCGACGTCAACAAACTGTGGCCTTCGGTGAAGAAACCCCTCGACGTGATCGTGTGCCGTCAGGCGCTCGGTTACGTCCAAGACCTTGGGGCGTTCTTCTATCAGGTGGCGCATCGTCTGCATCCAAGGGGCAGGTTCGTCTTCAACACCTTTGAGAACGCTCCAAGGTGGCAGATGCGGAAACACGAAGACACATCGGGTCGACCCTATAGGGGCTTTTCCCTGATGGTGGGACGCTGGATCGGGCATCTCCAGATGACAAAGGCGTGGGACCACAGATTCCACATGAAGCGTTGGCGCTGGGACATCTCCATTTTCCGGCACCACACCCGTGAAGAGATCGAGAAGGCCATGGACAAGTATTTCACCTTCGCCGTAGAAAACGAGGGCAACAGCCTGCGGTACGTCTGCAACCACAAGGCACAACACGGAGGGGGCTGGCAATGGCCAACATCCTGATCACAGCAGGTCCGGTCCACGCACCCCTGGACGACAACAAGATCATCTCCAACCGGGTGCGGGGAATCTGGGCCTGGAACATCGCTCGCCGTCTCCACCTTGGGGGGCATCAGATCACGATGCTGCTTCCGGATTACATGAGGACCCATGATCCGTTAGACCAGGACACCAGGGATTTCCGGCGGCTTTATCACCGAGGGTTCAAATCCTACCGGGCGGAGTGTCAGATGCTGGCACCCCAGATGGATGCCGCAATACTCGCCGCTGCGGTCGTCAACTGGATCCCCTCTGAACCCGTCAAGGGGAAGATGACGACCAAGGGGTACAAGGCAGGAGCTGTTATCCAGATCCCGTTCACACTGGCCCCACGGGTACTGGCTGATATGCGTCCGGCCAATCCCAAGTTAAACCTCGTCGGGTGCAAACTCTGCTCGGGTGTTTCCTATGGGGAAATGATAGATGCCGCCTACGGACTTCTCCTGGATTCCCACTGCAACCTCGTCGTGGCCAACGACCTCAAGAACCTCCACTGCAAGTATCTGGTGTACCCCGACCGGACGGTTGTGTCGTACCTGGACAGGTGGGACGACTTCAACGTCGCCGTCAGTCAGGTGCTGACCGACGAGTACTACTCGACAGTCGTTGGGGGCATCCATCCCGTTGAGGTTTCCGAGGAAAAACTCCACTGGGCGAAGTACCTGTTCGACAAAATTGCGGACCTCTATCGAGATCGATTCCTGACGATCAAGGAGGGGGAACACCAGCATACCTTCGGGGCTATTGCTGTGAACATCCAGCCCGGCCTGTGGCTCTGTTCCCCTCGGCACAAGATGCCGGACTTCACCAGCGCCGACGCTGTGGTGACCCGAGTGGATGTGGAGAACCTTGAGGTGAACACCCTGGCAGGGAAGGCCACCTTGAACGCACCGTACATGCTTGCGATGGGCGAAGGGCACAAGGCCCCAGCGGTCCTCCATCTCCATGAGCAAGTACCCGACTGGGACACCCTCCCCTATGCCCCGCCGGGGACCAAACGGGACCGGATACAGTATGGGGAAGAAGGCTGTCATTCCTACATCAACATCAAGGGCCACGGATTTGTGGCCTGCCTGGATGAAGACTGTGCCGTTTGGAAGAATTGCTGAGGATCATCTGGGGGAGGATCAGAGTAGACTAGGTATGAGTGAACGACTCACACAAGCCCTGGAGTTTGCAACACAGGCACACGGCGACCAGACTTACGGGGCGGACTTGTCCTACAGCACCCACCTCGTGGATGTGGTTGTGATCCTGAACGAGTTCGGCTACACCGAAGCCGCCGGAGAGGTGGAGATGCTGGTAGCGGCATACCTCCACGACGTGGTGGAGGACACCGAGGTCACCGAGGAACAGGTTGCGGAGAGGTTCGGCGTCAACGTCGCCCGGATGGTCCGCTTCTGCACGGACGAACCGGGACACAACCGGAAAACCCGGAAGACGAACACCTACGCCCGATGCCGTGCAGACCTGAACAAGGAACCCTGGGTGTACCTGCGGGGGTCCATCGTCAAGCTGGCTGATAGGCTGGCCAATATCAGGAACTGCCACGCTCACCGACCGGACCTCCTTCACATGTACTGGAAGGAGAAGGACACCTTCCGACAGGCCCTTAAGGTTTCCGGCGTGGCCGAACCTATGTGGGCTGAGTACGACCGACTGCTGGCCAATAAACCACCTAAGACACCGAGGCACAAATGAGTACCTTCACCGTCACTGTCACCCGCCTGCGGGCGGTCGAGAAGCACCCCAACACTGACCGGATGGAACTGGCCGTCGTCGGGGACTACCGAAGCTGCATCCTGATGGATCAGTACAGAGCCGGAGACCTCGTAGCGTACATTCCCGAGGCGGCGATCCTCCCCGACCCTGTCCTGGAACGTCTCAACATGAAAGATTCCTCCCTGCTTTCGGGTAAGGCCCGGAACAGGGTTAAGGCCATCCGACTCAGGGGACAGCTTTCACAAGGTATCTGCTACCCAGCGGAACCGGACTGGAAGGAAGGCCAGGACGTTGCGGAGATCCTGGGCATCATCAAGTACGTGCCACCCATCCCAGCACACCTGGGAGGACAGGTCTGGCCCGTTGGCCGGGAACACACCTGGAACTTCGACATCGAGAACGTAAAGCGCTGGCCGGATGTCCTCATCGAAGGTGAGCCAGTGGTGTTCTCCGAAAAGATCCACGGCACAGGGGCGTGTTTCGGAGTGATCCCTGGCGAGGACGCAGCGAATGAGCCACGGCTGTTGGTATCTTCCAAGGGGCTCTTCGCCAAGGGGTTGGCTTTTAAGGACGTCCCCGAGAACGACCACAACATCTACATCAGGGTGGCCCGACACGTTCAGGCCAAAGTCAGAATCCTTAAGATCTTCGGACACATGATTCGGGAGATGGGTCTCGCCGTCTACGTCTTGGGTGAGATTTACGGGATCCAGGATCTGAAGTACGGAGCCAACCCAGGGCAGGACGAGACCCTGGGGTTCCGGGTGTTCGCCATCTACGTGGGAGCACCCAGCAGAGGTGACTTCTCAGATGACCGCAACCTGGAGCGGCTCTGTGGACTGTTGGAGTGGCCTCGGGTGCCGGTGTTGTACCGGGGGCCTTTCAGCAAGGCCCTGATGCTGGAGCACACGAATGGACGGGAGACCGTGTCAGGTCAGGAGCTTCACATGAGGGAAGGTCTCGTAGTGACCACAGCGGAGGAACGGACGCACCCAGAACTGGGCCGGGTCATCCTCAAGAGCGTCAGTGCTGCCTACCTGACCCGGAAGGGAAAGAAGGGCGTGGAACTCACCGAGTTCGACTAGGAGCAACAGATGGCCACAACCACCAGACTTTCCAAAGCACACGGACCACAGATCAAAGAGTCCCTACAGGCTCTTGGGTTCGCTGTAACTTCCCGTCCGTATCAGCGTGACGGGAGTGCCGAAGCGCTCCCAACTGCCATCTACGTTTACATCTCACTCCGTGACCACCGAACGTACCTCGGGTGCATCCGGTGGGTTTCCAATGTAGGGTGGCGAATGGAACTGGTACTGCCGACTCTGCACACGGAAGAGGAACTGGATTTGGCGATGAGCCAACTCCAAGGGACCAGGGCCACGCTGAAAGAAGCGGGGGACACCTGGAACAAATACAAAAAGAGCAAGTCCCAGCGGAACTGGGCCGAACACCTCGGCGTCCTTGCCGCTTACTACACGGGCGGTATGGGGTAAAAAGGGATCATCTCAGCCGACCCCAGAGTAGACTGTGTGTAGGGAGGTTGCGATGACGATGACCAAAGGCCAGCAAGAGTTCCTTGACCAGTACACCAGGAAGCTGATGGTGGACTGGTGCCAGCGGGCACTGACGAGAACCATGTCGCTGTGTATGGATAACAGCGTCTTCACACAGCATGCCAAAGACAAAAAATGGATCTCCATCACAGGGTCCGGGCAAGGTCCCAAAATAGAGATCCGCATCCTTTCATCTGGGTGGGCAACTGCCGCCCGTTTCCTGAAGAGGTAAGTCCCAAATGAGGACGAACACCGACCCGAGAGTGGTGAAGGACAGCGGCATCCAGGCCGAGGGAACCTTCGGGATCTCCTTCGAGAACCAGACGCACATCATGATGATCCTGCGTGACACGCTCTACACCGATAAGGTACTGGCGGTCCTGCGGGAGTATGCCTCCAACGCCTGGGACGCCCACCGGGACGCTGGGAAGCCCGACGTCCCCATTAAGGTGACGTTGCCCACCGTAATGGAACCCAACCTGATCATCCGTGACTACGGGTTGGGGATGTCCGACGACGACGTGTTCCGCATCTACACCCAGTACGGCGAGAGCACCAAGCGGGACTCGGACAATGCGGTCGGGATGCTTGGCATCGGTTCCAAGTCAGGCTTCGCCTACTCGGACAGCTTCACTGTCACCTCCTGGCACGGTGGTGTGAAGCGGGTGTACGTTGCGGTGCTGGACGCCACGAACGCAGGCGAAATGAAACGCCTCTACGAGGAAATCTGCGGGGACGAGACCGGAGTGGAGATCCAGATCCCGGTGCAACCCCAAGACGTCGCTGAGTTCGAGACCAAGGCCCAGCGCCTGTTCCCCTACTTCACCCCGCTCCCTGAGATCAACTGCACCCTCCCCACGTTGGAGAAAACGGTTGGCACCCACGGCTACTACTCGGGTTCAGGACGCCAGGGCTGGGTCGCCATCATGGGTTGCGTGCCCTACCGCATCAACGTCGACCAACTTCCCGCCGATGCAGACGTTTCCTACAGCATCCTGCACAGGACCAGCGGGGCGCTCTTCTTCGCCATCGGGGACGTTCAGGTTTCCGCCAACCGGGAGGAACTGAAGTACTCGGACAGTACGAAGAAGGCCCTCATCCGCAAATTCCAGCTCCTCCAGGAAGACTACGTTGAGGACATGCTCAAGACCCTGCGGAGCAGGAAGGCCAACCACTGGGAGCGACGCATCAAGATCAGCAACGTCAAACACTCCCTAAAGCTCCCAGTCCCCGACTCCTTCAAGGAGTTCGCAGCCACCTCGGTGGCCCTGTACAAGCAGGAAGAGGCCCCCGACCTGTTCACCATCATGATGGGGGACCGGGGAATAGGCCTCCCAGTGAACGGCTACACCAAGCTCGTAATCCAGGATGACCGCCGACCACTGGCTGGCTTTTACCTGGACTACCACGACTTCGTCATTAAGGTGCCCAAGGGTACCGACTTGGACGCAGTCCGCAAGGAACTGGACGCAGTCCTAGAAAAGGCCAAACTGACGGGCATCCCCATCGAGAACCTGTCCAACTACACCTGGGCGGAGCAATACACCCAGACGGGGTCGATACGGATCCCCAACAAGAAACATCAGGTCAAGGCCTTCGCCCTGAAGGAGGACACCCGCTGCTTCCGGCATCCTTGGTCCGACAACTGGAAGATCAAAAAACGGGAACCGACCGATGTTGACGTGTACATCGTCATGGAAAAATTCCAGGAGGTAGGCAACGAGGACTTCTACACCCTCTACAGCCAAGACAGAGATCTGGCCAAGGGCCTGGGCATCGAGATGCCTCCCGTGTACGGGTACAAGAGCACGGAAAAGAACCCCGTGGCCCCCGACACCCTCAAGGGCACATCCTACCGGGAATGGCGGGTCGGATTCTTCCGCTCGCAACTCACCCCTGAGCGGAAGAAGATCCTCCAGACCCTCCGCTGGGCCGACGTGTTCAGCGACTGCGACTGGGACTTCCGCTCCGTGATAAGAAACACTGATGAGTTCCTGGCCCTCCTGCACCAGGAACTGGGCGGCTGGCATCTCCTCTACAAGTACTTCCGCCACTACGCCAAGGCCCGTCGCCTCAAGGTGGACAACAGGAACACCCTGAACAGTCTGCTGCAAACACTGGGGGAGAACAGTGTTCCCTACAAGGCTGACATAGCAACGCAGGAAATGAAGGACACCTATCCCCTGTTCGTTGCCCACCGGGGCATCTACAAACTCCGGGGAAAGCAGGCCAAACTGTGGTTCGATTACATTCGTATGGTAGACCGGGATCATCTGGCGAGCCAGCAGAGTAGTTAGAGTGTCACAACGGAGGAGGAACCTATGAGCTACGTTTACACGGTTACGAAAGAGAGCGTCACGGTCATGGTGGAGGGCAAGCCCATCACCGTGTCCAAGGACTCCCTGAACTTCACGGGCCTGCGGGATGCCCTGATGGCAGAGGATTGGGATGCCGTGCCCGGCTACCTGACGGTGGCCAAGGGCGTGGAGTCCTGGGCCAAGGGCAACTTCACGGTGAAGGGCGGCAGCGTCTACTGCAAGGGTGAGGCGGTCCCCACCAACCTGAACCAGCGGATCCTCGAAGCCGCCACCCAGGGCAGCGACCCGACCTACCTGATGAAGTTCTGGGAGCGCCTCCAGGCGAACCCGTCCTGGAGTTCCGTGACCCAGCTCTTCGGGTTCCTGAAGCACGAGGGCATCCCCATCGACCAGGACGGCTGCTTCCTGGCGTACAAGTCGGTGCGGCGGGACTACATGGATCACCACAGCCGCACGGTGGCGAACACCATCGGGTCCGAACACGAGATGCCCCGTAACAAGATCTCGGACGACCCGACGAAGGCGTGCCACATCGGCTACCACGTCGGGGCGCTGGGCTATGCCAGCACCTTTCACGCCGGGGACGGAAGCCGCATCGTGATCTGCAAGGTGGACCCGGCGGACGTTGTGTGCATCCCCCATGACGTCGACCAGATGAAGATGCGGGTGTGCAAGTACAAGGTGATTGGACACCACGCCCACCAGCTCCCCTCCTCCACGATGGCGACGATGTCCAAGGGTTCGGCGGTCAAGAAGAGCCGCAAGGTCAAGAAGGCCGAGAAGAAGATCGATGCGAAGAACCACCGGCTGGATGAGGCCGAGTACGCCCGGCTGGACGGCTGCGACAACTTCCAGCTCTTGGAGGAGAGCCTCAAGACCCTGCGGAAGTACGCCGCCCACCACCTGAGGATCGTCGGGGCCTGCAAGATCCCTGGTGGAAAGCTGGCCCTCGTGGATGCCATCCTGAAGGTCCAGGGGTAGAGTACTTCCGCTCGCAACCCTGAAGAAATGCTCTCCTCCAAAACCAGTCGTAAAAGCGAGGTGGCATCTCGGGCGTAGTCCGTTGCCTTGTGGAGAGCATGCCGCCGTTTCCTGACCATGTCCTCAGAATTTTGTTTATGTGTGCCTAGTCTAAGATGTTTAGGATTGCAACAGCCAGGTGTGTCACAGGAATGCAAAACACAGGATTTTCCCGGTTCTTTCAAGTGAGTTAAAGCCCAAGCTACTCTGTGTGCCATCCAGGGTTTCCCATTCATCATAAACTGACCGTAACCCTTCCCGGTACAGGATGCCTGCCACAACCAACAATCATCTTCCTTTAGGACAGACACCTTTTTCCAGAACCTTTCCTGAAGAGCACCGTCATCTAACGCTTGTCTCCTTTTTGTAGGATGGTGGTAGTTATAACAACTTTTGCACATCCCACGAGCAAATTTCTTAACTGTGTCCCAATCTCTACCACAACGTTGACAAACATTCGTCTTCATAGTCAACAATGCTGTAGTAATTTTTTACTTTCATTGTCTTTTATAGTGGCGGGGACTATAGACTCCCGCCCTTCGTCAAACAAACCATCAGAAGTCCAAAAGAACCCTTTGCGATTTATTTGACTTAGCCGTACCCACCATGGGATCTCAAAGAGACCGAGTTTCAAGTTGGAAGCCGCATTCAAATCAGCATCAGTGGTAAAGCCACATTTGCCACATTTGAACGTCTTGCCTTTCCTGTTACTCTTACGGACCCAGCCACACAAGCTACACCTCTGAGACCTGAACTCGTTCGCAACCTCTCGAAAAAGGAAACCTTCCTCCTCTGAGAGACGAACAAGTTTGTCTTTGATCAAAGTGTAACGCCAATGTGACATGTATCGTGAACTCCGCTTTGATAAGCGGAGATGCTTGATCTTTTCAAAACGAACTTCCCTTACGTCCTTGAAGTTGAGTTGGTTCAATGACCAATGAATGTAGTTTTTACGATGCTCTTGGGCGCAACGAAAACCATTCGATCCCTTTTGCTTACGAGCAAGTTTTGCTTGGATCGTTTGGAGGTTATGCCCGTGAGGACACGACAGTGTCGTTGCACCATTTGAAAGAGTCAGCGCAGTTGTTATACCTTGGTCTGCACCAACTACCTGACTCCCTGAAGCGTTTTTGTTTGGTACTTCGTAAACTAAATGTAGTGTGTCCTCAGAGATTCTAACACACACTTTCAGGATCCCCTTAGTCTGCCACTTGTTAGAACATCGAGTTCTTTTGATAGGGATTCTAATGTATGGAGTCCCAAGGGATGAGAGTTGGACAAACAAAAAGAGGTCTGTCTCTTGGAAACCCACAAAGCGTGAATCTAATTCCAGCTTGATTCCTGAAGCGTTTGGCTTAACAAGAGGTTGCTGGTCAATTTTCGACTGAAGGCGTTTGTACTTGCCTCCTTCTCGCTGAAGGTTGGCTAACACAAAAAGTTGTTTCCGTCGTTTTTCTGTTGCTGCCTTGAGCATCATGATAGCTTGTTTACCAGCAGCTTGTTGAAGCCTTGCTGACATCTCTGTTGGGAACTGTTTGAGGTATTTTGTGGGTAGAAGGCTCTTACCTTTGAAATCCAGCCTGTTTGAGCTTGGATGAACTCCCCATGTTGAAAAACCATTCTCCCATATATCGTTTATGATTTGTTGGGTAAAAAGGCGGTACTCTCCGATAAGCTCTCCTACCAATTGCACCTTACCTGGGTTTGTAAACCGCAAACTATGGGCAGAAGACCTAATCATTTAGCCACCTTAAGTTCCCAACCCCATGATCGTAGTTTACTAAAGGAAAACAGAAAATACAAGCCTTCTTACCGAAGCAGACGATACCCCCACTATAACCAGTAGACCCAAGATGTCTACTGGTACAGCACCTGTCGGCTCGGTAGAGCGGTTATTAGGCCCACTCCGTAGGGAGGGGCTATGCTCAAAGTGAACACCGTCTACGGACTTGTAACAGCCTCTGGTGCTGTCTCAGGAACTGCCCTTGTGACCCGACCCCGAGATGGCTTCCGCCATCTGTTCCTTGTGACACTCTCTGCAGCAGGGATCGTGTGGGTCGAGGCCGCTGTTGATCCGGGGGTGTCACCCATCCGCTGGGTACCTGTATCGGCTACCGTCACAGTTTCAGGCGAGATCCCCCTGGAGGGGAACGTCACCAACTTGAGGGTAGCGTGGAGCGGTAACGCCGGGTTGGTTACGGTCGATTTGCTCCAGTCAGCCCTCATCCCCGACGTTTATTGAGGTGATAGATGCTTGACCTGAATGAGACCTACGGGTTTGTGGAAGCCTCAGTTGCTGGGGCAGACAATGCAGAGATGGTACGATCCCAGGATGGATTCCGTGTTCTTTTCCTTGTGACCCTCTCGGCGGCTGGGAATGTTTGGGTCGAAGCGGCAGCGGAACCTGTACATCCGGGCCTCATCCGTTGGGTGCCCATCTCCGGAACCGTCACGACCACGGACAGCATCGCCGTGTCTGGGAACTTCCAAAATCTCAGGGTTATCTGGACAGCAAACACAGGCACCGTGTCCGTGGACCTAGTTCAGTCTGCCTTAAGCCCAAAAGCATACTGAGAGCTTCATGTTTGACTAGGTATTTCCGAGGAGGTGTAAAATGCCCACTGGTGGAGGATTCAATCAGGGAATTGAGGGACCTCCCTCTGGTCCTGCCGGAGGCGACCTTGCTGGAACCTATCCCAACCCAACTGTTCCGGGGGTCGCCAGTCTGACAACACAGAGGGACAGCCAACAGGATCCTACAGGGTTTTCACGCCCTGAGAACGTGACGGTCAGCTACGACTCCACGACTCGCCAAGTTACGGTCACCCAAGGCGGTGGCATAAAGGTGCTGTTCAATGGGGTGGAATACACTGTTGCCAGCCCCTGGGTAAGTTCCGCCCACACCGCTGCTGCAAACATTTATTATCTTACCTATGTCCTTGCAGGAGGGCCACCCACCGTTCCTACCTTGTCGTGGTCCACAACATTTTGGGAGTACTACGAAGGTCTGGTTGCCTATGTGAACTATGAGCAGCCAGCGGGGGTGAGCTTCTCCCAGCGGGAATGTCATGGACTGATGCCTTGGCAAAGCCACGAGGTACTACACTATCAGATTGGGACGTTCCGGGACAGCGGACTGACACTCACGGGGGGCACCTATACAATCCAACCGGGGGCACCCGCTGATGCGGACAACACGCCGGGAGTCGATCAGGGAGTCGTTCAGGATGAGGATTTGCAAACCACAATTGCTGCCTGGATCCAGGGGACATACACGACGATGCGACTCACAGGAGCCGGTATTTCGGCTTACGATAACACCGCCGTCGTCCCTTACCGCAGTGCCGCTTCCTATATGTACTGCAACACGTACAATCCTGGAACGGGGACGTTCAGTGAGGACACTGCCAGCAACGGAAAATACCTGAACGTCTATGGGATTGCTATCCCCACAACAGCAGATGTCGCTTCACAAACTTATCGCATCCTGTGGATCCAACCGCAAATACAATACTCGTCTCTCGCTGAAGCTCAGGGTGAGGACTACAGGGAACTGCAATATGGTGACTTCCTTACGTTAGTCACGGAGTCTACTGTTTTTGTTCGTCTTACATTCCGAACGAATGCCTCGTATGGAACAACGGGCAAATGCCGCATCGAGGATCTCACATACATCACAGGTAACAGGTCATCCCTGGTTAGCTCCGGTGGGGTTACAGCCTCGCACGCTCTGCTCACGGACAGGGAGGAACCGCTTCAGCATCCCGAAGAAGCCCTCTACCTCCAAGAGAGCACAACCCTCGCTGACCTGGAGTGGTCGGGAAGCACCCACAATCTCCCCTTTGCAGAGACCGCCGCCGTTGGTGACATCATGTACATTGATGCCAACGGGAAGGCGGCGAAGGCGCTCGGGGATGCTACGGGGCTTCTCCCTGTCCGGTACCTCGTACTGGAGACCGTGGACGCCGCTGCTGTTGCAGCCTCTACCCCAATGCTGGTTCTTCAACGGGGTCTTTTCCGTAATGACGCTTGGGGCTGGGCGGTTGGTGGTCGGGCGGGAGCTTTGTATCTTCACGTCACGGTTGCAGGAACGATGCAGCAAGCGGTCCCTGGCAGCGGTGACTTCCTTCAGGTGGTAGGTGTTACCCGTTCCGCAACCATCATCGAGTTCAATCCACCAGTGGTATGGGCTGAGGTCCCCTAATGGCTGATCTGGACATAGGCGTAGGACAGACTTATGCCACGGTAGCAGTGGCCTATCTTGCTGCTGGCGTAGGGGACTCATTCCTCTATCACGCTACAGGGGGTGCCCCGACAACTTTCGATGAGCCACACACCCATTTTCTGCTAAATGGGCTGACCATCAAGCCAGCTCCCGGTGACGAGGGACTGATTACGGTTAGACCTTCTGGTTCACCTGCTTATTTGTGGGTTGCGGAATCCGACATTATGCTAATTCAAGGACTAAAACTTGCTCTTGGTGTTGGAACAGTTGACAAGTTCATTGGGATTCAGGGATGCAACGACGGCGTCATTGATAACTGCGAATTTACTGTCCCGAGTTTTGGTCGTGGAATCGATCTTGGTCCGGTACCGGCTGCGGCTGATGGGTGGACTGTTCAGGAGTGCAAGTTTACTTGCACGGGTAATGGCATAGGACTCTACCCGGCATCTCTCTCTAATTTCGTGGTTAAGGATAGCACGTTCTTTGTAGAGAGCGGGCATGGGGTGTACAACTTCTACACAACAACACAGTTAGCTGAGCGTTGCAAATTCATTGGCGACGGTGTCAATCCCGGTCACGGACTATGTACCCTGCGTTACGGAACTGTTCGCAATTGTATTTTCGCTGACTTGGATTATGGTATACAAGGAGACCGTTTCAGCACCACTACAGGTGGGGTAAACAATAATACGTTCTATAACTGTACCCAGGGTATCCAGCTTGGAGTAAACGATGGTATAGCTGCTCTTGACAATAACGCTTTTGTCAATTGTGGGACGGGGATTTATAGGTCCGCCTCGGTCAATACTCCCAACGCCCCGGACAGTAATTTGTTCTTCGGCAACGGAACCGACTACGTCAATTACACGCCCCCGATCAACTCCCAGACCACGAATCCTCTGTTTACAGATGCTGCAAATCAGGTTTTTACTTTCCCAACAGGTTCACCTCTAGAAGACAATGGGAAAAATCTTGCAGGAATAGTGGATGATGATCACATAGGTACACCAAGACCCCAAGGACCAGCCTGGGATATCGGAGCTTATGAACTCGGTTGGAAAGGTGCCTTTTGTGGGGCGCTCCTATCAAAACTTTGTGGGAAAGTCATTACCCATTACTGTGGAGGGTAGAAAAGTGGACGTTTCTACCCTCTACGATGTGAACCAAGAAGTCTGGGTTGTAGATCACGAAGCCGAAATGGTGAACGTAGCATGCCCCCAGTGCGGGTCCACAGGAAGACTGGCATCTCCCCAGGGACACGCCCGAGTCTGCCCCTCCTGCCAGGGGATGGCCAAACGCACCGGCCAGTTCGTTCTTTCTCCTCGTCTCGTTTCAATTCAAATGATGTACATCATTGGACGCCCGAGTGGCGTGTCTATCTTCTACAGGATGCGTGAGGTGCCCGACGTGAGCTTCCCCGAGGACAGCGTATATGAGTCCAAGGAAGCCACACAAACCGCAATGCAAATTCCCAAGACCCGTGCCGAAGAAGCTGTCAGCGAGTAGATGATGCCAGGAGGTTGAACCTGCTTCCTGAAAAGTTGGACAAACCTGGGCAAAGATGGCCACACACAAAACACATGAGGAAAAGACTTGACTTGGAGGAATGCCCTCTGTATCCTTTGAACTATGAGGAAGGTAACCCACGGCAGAGCTTGGTTTCCCGATCCAGAAAGGGGCCGGATTCTCTTCCTCATGAAGGTTCAAGCCTCTGCAGTTCGGGCAGCTTATCAACAAATGCGACGGACAGGGGACTTTGGGAACCCTGTCAAGCGAGCACTAAAACCGCACTACATGACTGACCTGAACCAGCGATACATCGCTGATGCCTGTGGGTTTGCGGCCCAAAAGCGTAATGTACCCTCGGTGATCTTTGGGGGTAAGCGGGCTTGGAGAGACCTCCAAAGAGGCAAACTCTCCAAGGAGGACTGGGTACAGAAAAGAAACGCACTCCTCTACTCCCGAGGCGACAAGTCACACAAGGGCAACCCCAACATCCGTATCCAAGGGAACAAGATCCTTGTCAACGATCCTTCAGAAAGAGGACGTTGGATCGAGGGTATATTCTGGATGCCCAAGAAGTTTGACTTCAATCCTGATTGTTACGACGTGAGGCTTATCTATCGAAAAGGTCAAGTCGAGGTCAAGATCTCCTCGGAGTTTCCAACTCCTCGGATCGTAACGAAACCTGTCAGTCAGGGAGCCATTGGGATCGATTGCAACCCTGATGGTCTTGCAGTCGTTGAGACAAACGCCCAGGGCCAGCTAGTCCATCACCACTACGAGAACGAACAACGTATCCGTTTTGCTAGATCAGAGAAGCGGACCTATGATATCCGGTTGCTCGCAGCCCAAGTGGTCTTGTTTGCTTTCCTCACCAGGAAACCCCTGGTACTTGAACAATTGAGTTTCCGTGCAGGTAAACAAAAGGGTCCTAAGTTCAATCGGATGAAACACAACTTCCTCCATAAGCAGATGCTCGATGCTATCAGGTCCCGAGCAACTAAGATGGGTGTTGAGGTTATGGATGTCAACCCTGCGTTCACCTCCATCTTGGGCAAATTGAAATATCAGGATATGTACTCTTTGAATGTCCACACTGCTGCAGCGTTAGTGATAGCTCGCAGGGGTCAAGGATTTTTAGAGAGTCAACGTTTTACGGACAAGCTTACAGGTCGTGGGGGTTCTCGGATTAACCTGGAAGGAAGATCCCGAAAACATACTTTACGTCCGAAGGCTTGGTCGTGGTTAAGGGACGAGTTCCTGAAACCAAAGAATAGTCGCCCTCACAGGGCTGCTACCAGCTCCTGTAATGATACAGGCATGCGTAGTAACTTGGGTGAGATTCCCAAGGACGAATCCTCGACTATAACTGGTCGTCGGGGTCATTTACCTGAAGAGGTGGATGCTTAAGGTGGTGAAAGGACGCCAGAGAATTGGGTAAGTTTGTCCAATATCTCGAAACCAGGCATTAATGGGCTTCACCGAACGACGCACTATCGCTCGCTTCCTTCTCCAGGACGGGGCCATCACCCGCACTGTGGATGTAGAGGCACCACCGGGGGAACGAGACCCAGCTTGCAAGGTCATTGAGCAACCGAGTGGGGCCTTGGGTGTCAGCTTCATAGACCAAGTCGTAGCCGAGGTTGAAGACCCAGCGACGGGTGATCCAATCATCTGCTGCTCGGCTCCCCTCTGGAAATCCGCAGGTACCTTCTACTTCCGGGGGTTGGTGGCGACTGAGGATGACATCCGAGCAGGTCGAGTGTCATTCCCTACGCTGGTACATCAAAACATCCAGAATCAAATGGTAGCACACGAGTGGAATCTCATCATTTACTTCGAGGGGGGCCAACTCTTCCTGCCCTTCAACCCGAAGGTAGACCTTGCACCCAACGCAATCGGGATGTTCCAGATGCAACACGCACTCCTTCCTGACAGAGTCATTGGTCCTATAACATTGGGGGTGTGGATGTACCTGGGAGCAGACTAGGTCAGTTCCCAACTCGGACGTCCGCCGAAGGGTCCGGCCTCGGGAGTACCCGTGATCTCGGAGTTGTTCGTGACCCGGCAGGTACGCCAAGACTGGCCCACCGACTCCCTGTCCGTCATTCGACGCCAGGTCTGCCTGGCCCCTGAGTAGAACTTCTTCCCTCCGACGACGGGGTAGTTCCCGTCCGCACCGAACCTATAGATGCCGCTCGGAATGGGCTGGCCGGGGTTGTGGGGATCCTCCAACCAGAAGCCGTCGTCGCCGCCCACCTTGATGGCCAGGACGATGTGATGGGACATGGGCAGCACGTTGACCTGATTCAGCCACTCCCACTGTGTGTAGAGGGTGGACATGGAAGCCTTCCGTAGCCGGGTGCCATCCGATTCGCAGTACTCAGCGAAGCCAGGGATCTTCGTGTTCTTGTAGATTTTGTCATGGGGCCAGTCCACAATGTAGGAGGCGCTCCTCCCGACCCTGAAGTTGAAGTCCCCGTTGGCGGCGAGCCACCAGCCCATGAACCATCCGGTCCAGGGGCTGCACGTCCCACCGTGGAGAGGTGCCTTAAGGTCGTGGCCCGGAGCGACCGACGAGATGGAACCATCGGGCATCGGGAAGCCCAGATCCCCCGCTCGGAACTCTTTGCTGCCGTACAGGTAGGGGTTCGACCAGCCGCAGTAGTGGAAGCCCTGGCCACCGTCGCAGGTCTGCTGGAGCTTGAGTGCATCGCTGAACCGGCGGTCCCGCTCGTTCCGGGGCAGACCGCAAGGAAGGGCGATGACCTCAGCGTAGGTGTCGATGATGCTTGGGTCCACGGGAACCGTGGGGGCGATGGCATCCAATGCTGCCCAGGTCTGGTTGCCGACGATCCCGTCAGTTGTCAGACCCTTGTGCTTCTGGAAAGCCTTGACAGCGATGTCTGTCCCGCCCCCGAAGATGCCGTCGATGGGACCACACCCGAACCCCGCCTGAGTCAGCTTGTCCTGAAGGACCGCAACCTCGACCCCTCGCATCCCTCGTCTCAGTGTCGTCATAGTGCCCCCTTGGCGTTACTGCCTAAGAACACTGTACCAATAGGAGGCTTATCGAGGACGCTTCATCAGAGAGATTCCCACACCGTCACCCATCGGGATCGTCGTGGCGATAACTTCTTTCCCCAGGACACCCTGCCGGTAGTAAAGGTGGACCTTGCGTCCGCCCGTTTTGGGAAGAGCCTCAGCGAGGATCTGTTGGGTGGCTTGGGATGAGGACAGGAGCAGCACAAAGTCGGAGCGGGCAGCCACGAGAGACCGTACAAGGTCCGTGTGCCGCCCCTCCAAATGGAACTCGAAGTTACCACTTCCAGGCCACGGTGGATCGGCAATGATCACCCGACCCTCTTTGTCTACACCATTCCCGAGAACCTCAGAGAAGTCCAGGCGTGTCAGGGTTGCCCCCTGGAGCGCCCTCGTGACCCCCTCTACGGCTTGCACCGGAGGTTGGCGTGAGGACCCCGGTGGCCCCTCGGCGGGCGAGTTAATCCGTTTGGCGGACCCTGAGCTAAACATCCGGGATGCCCAGTAAAACAGAGCCGACCCCAGGGGGTCCTCCAGAGGGTTTTCCATGGCCTCTTGGTAACGGGAGAGCAGCCTGTCTCTAGGCCATGTCTTGCACATCTGCCCTCGGAGCGCCCGGATATCAGCCAGGAGAGGATCCGGGTCAGACACCAGATCATTGGTGAACCGCCAGAGGAGGGGATGCAGGTCGTTCCAAGCCACCACGGTGCCCCCATATTCGGACACAGCCATCGCTATCTTGCTGGCCCCTCCGAACAGGTCGATCACCTCTCTACCTGCCATGAAGGGAGCGATGGTTTTTCGGGCAACCGCCCCAGGCCAGGGGAAAAGATACTGTGGGGATGCTGAAGCCTTATCGCATGATTGGCGGACCCTGTTCCTGTAGTTTTTGTTCTTTTTCCGTACCCTTTCCAAACATCTTACACAAAGACGGACACTGCCTCCAGTACGATCACTCCCGCAGGCAGAACAAAGACCCTTCTCTGCAAGATCACTCTGTCTCGTTCTAATCTTTTTGCGACAAGCAGAACAATAATTGTGGCCACTCATCACTTCATCAGGGGGAAACGGTTTCCGACACTTGGGGCACTGCCCTCTAAGGGACGCCCGAAAACGTCCCAACGCATTTTGGATGTCAAGGACACTGCGTCCAGGAAGAAGGTTGAGAGAGTGGATCTTGGTAGTCGTCAGACCATTAACGTTGGCCTCCTCAACGACAGCCCAATCTTGTGGCGTCCATGGTGTGTAGCTGCCCATCAGTGGATGAGGGTGTGTTTTGCTTTCATCCTTCTTGTCTACTCCAAAGGCACTGTCGACGGTAGCCTCCTTATAAACATCGAATGGATAGAGGTGCAAAATGGCCGGAAAACTGAACGCTCAGAACACCCTGGGAGATGCCCTCCAGATGTACTGCATGGCAGTTCTGGAAAAGGTCAGTCGGACCATCCCCGATTCCAAGGTTGAACCCAACGGGCAATCTGCTGCTAAGATGTTGACCCCTGCCAGCATTGGGTACAGCTACATCTACGTGGGTTTCCTGCCCAACGGAGACCTTCAGGTGTTGAGCCACGGTGCTCTCGCTTCAGGACGACCGGCAGCCCTAGTCGGTTCCATCAAGTTGGGCCGGGCTGTGGGCTTAACGGTAAAGGCCCTGGCCAGCAAGATCATCACTAAGTTGGAGAACTGACGTGAGGACACCAGCACAAAGGCTGGCCTGCCGATACGTCAACGCCATTGAGTTCTCCAACGAAGACGCTCTGAAGGATTATCTGAGGGAACACCCCAAGGCAGACCCGCACAGACACAAGGTCAAAAGCCCTGATGGTAAGAGCAAAGCCCCCGAGGACAAACCCAAGGGGGGCAAGGGTGTTGGGACGACCGACGTGGAGAAGGCCAAAGAGAAAGCCAAAGGTCTTCCCCAGGAAGTCCGGGATAGGTTGGACAAATATCATCTTGACGTTGTCGGGGATGACATTGACCAGGCCATCGAAATCGCCAAGAAGTTGAGCGAAGGGATCGACAAATCCGCTGACGTCTGCAAACTCTCTCCTCCCGTGTGTGATGGGAACCTGGGGCTGTCCCGTGACAAGATGCCACAGATCCCCGGAGATATGTCCGTCAAAGAAATGCTGGATGCGACAAAGAAGGATGGCAGTTCCGACGAAGGTGCCCGTGCCAAGGGGAAAGCTGCTGTGGAAGCGGGAGCCGACCCGGATGATGACCGCACGATCCTTAATCAAATGTTGGACACTCTCAAGGGCGAAGGCGTGACCGTCAAACCTGAGAAAGTGCCGGTCGGTCAACTCAAGGCAACCCAGAAGGAGATCAAAGCAGGGAAGACCTTTGGGATGGCAGACTCACATCTGAAGGGCACCTTCCCCAACATCGGGGATCAGATCGTAATCTCCTCCGATGGCCACATTCTGGATGGGCACCATCGCTGGGCCGCTCTCCTGACCATTGACCCCAAGCGCACGATGAACGTGATCCGGGTCGGTGTCACGATGAAGGACATGCTGGATCGTGCGGATGAGATGCCCGGTGTTTACCGTGAAGACTTCCAGGGAAAGCCTCTAGCCCTGCCGGACGACATCAAAAAGCGGAAGAAAAGGTACCTCAAGAAACGGGATAAGGGAAAGAAGAGTTCCTTAAGAACTGGGGTACTACGCCTCGCTCAGACGCATCCGAAATACCGCAGGCACCTCATTCCTATTCTCCGTCATCACCGTTAGCGGCTTCCTTGAAGACGACTTCCTCGTCCTCGGCAAGGAAAGTCACATCATCATTTTCAGGTTCCTCGGTGATGAAGCCGACCTCGTCCCTCTCTGGGATCACCCCTAGCCCCAGAGTGTCCGGTCCGAACGTCTCCAAGATGTCAGCGTTGAAGGAGTCTACCTCCTCCGGTGTTGCCTTCTTGTGGGGACCCTTGTAAGAGGACAGGGGAGTGACCGGCGGATGAACCGCTCGTGGCTTCCTTTTCATACCATGGGTCAGGAACCGAGTAACGCCAGGGACTGTCGATGTGATGAGTTCGTAGAGCAACGCCGTGGGAAGGTCCACAATAAAGGGCTTCCCATCCTTGCACCACACGTGCCCGTCCAGGGTAGCGTAAAACACCTCATCAGGAGCTAACCGTAAACGGTCGACCCCATCCCTGGCCCCCAGGAGAATCGTGCGGTCTCCCGCTTGAAAAGGGAAGAACAACAGACGGGTCAGAGTGTTCTTCAGGGCGGTCAGCATTGCTGGTGATAGGATCGGAAAGGAACGGGGCGGAAGTCTGAAAGGCCAACGCATGGGATACTCCTATGATGGACTGCGTTCTTAGACAGTACCCCAGAAGTCTTGAAGCTTTGTCAAGTAAAAGTTTTCGGCTAGTATGGTGCAGGAGTTTCCAGTGGCCGAGGAGTTTAGGGTAACTCCTACTTGTGAAACCCTGCGAGTTGGGCGAGAACTTCCATGGGGCCAAAGAAACAGCGTGCCGGAAAATTCAAGGACAAACTCCCGGACTGCGCTCAATCTATACGTGGGATGTCCACACCTAGTTGTTGCACGAGAACACTTCCCGTACTACTGACATACATGGGAATGCAACCGCATTTGGGACAGACGGCCCCAATTCCTGGAGGGACTACGTAACGAGAATGGCAACTCCGGCATTTTACGATCCGGGTCACATCAGGCATTACACTTTTATGTTTGTCCATTTGTCTTTGTCACTCCAAGACTGTGCTACCACCGGCAGTCCCAGTTCCCTCGTCAATAGTTCAATCACGTCATCGTAGGTTTCGTAACGAGGCACGGGGTTGTGACACAGCGCCAGATCCCGAATGGTCCGGTTGCCCATGCCATCGTACTGGTCACAGTAGCGTTTGGACTCGGGGATCTGATCCATGTGTGTGACCACGATCCCGTCGAGACCTTTCATGGACCCCACGGAGTACCGAAGCAGGGGGAGGTCCAGGTCACCCATGCGGAACCCCTGTTGCCACTCGTTGAAGACGTTGTGCGGGTCGGTGCTGGCCAGGACCGAGTTCTCGGTCGGCAACGGCCCGACGCCGTGCCTGTGGGCGTAGGTGCGGGTGACCCCCAGCATCGTGTGTTCAAAGTCCCCCAGGTACGGCAGGGCCTCACTGACAACCGTTCTGGAATGAGTGATGAACGGAATGGTCCCAATGTCCCTGTCCAGGAGAGCCCCCTGAGAACCCTCGAAAATACAGGGACCGCCTCTCAGGTAACTGTAAAGCACATCCTGGAATCCCCGCTTGATGCAGGAACCAAGGATCGAACTCAACTCATGGAGTTTCTCAGCGTACAGATGGGCGCTGTGATAACACACCCCCAGTTCTTTCCTGTACAGAGCCTGGGCATCGGGGCAGAATAATTCAACAATCTCATTCTTGGCGACCCTGATCGCCTCCAGCTTGTCCGCCAGCTCGATCCGGTGGGTGGATCGAGCGTTGCCCTGGAGGTATCCCTGGATAGCGGCACCGGCACGAAGCACCAGTTCAGGGTGGTTCCGAACATCATCGAAAGTGTCCCCTACCCCGAGGCCCACCGAGGATAATCGACCACCTTCGGCAACCTCACGATGGACTTCCCGTGCCCTGTTCAGCGCCCGGTGATACCACGTCGTCGTGGGGCAGTTGGGGGAAATGTGCAAACGTAAGAGGAGATCCCCCAGGCCATTGGTCCGATGGGCATCGGCTTCACGAATCAAGCTCAGGGGATTCCAGGCCATCTTGTCCGTGATGAAGGTCTGGACGATGGAGGACACAGCACACCCGGAACCGAACTGAGCGAAGATGTGGCTGACATCACCCCGAACGACCCTGTGTGCCGCTTGGCACCCACCGGAGAACCTGATGTTAGCTTTCGCCCCCAGTACATCGGTCAGCTTGGCTACCGTGTGACCCTTCCCCTCGTCCCCGAAGAGAAGTCCCCCTACAACGTAGTGCATCCGCCCTCCTACTTCTTCGCCTTCTTCGTCTTCGCTTTGACCTTCTTCCCCAGGGGCTTCGACTTCGCAGCCAGCGACTCGGTGTAACCCTTGATGGTCGTGGTGACCGTCTCGATCCGTTCCTCGCTCTGGCCCCGGTCCTTCATATCCTGGATGTATTCATCCAAGGTCCGGGACTCGCACACCATAGCGATGAGACCGAGCATCGTGTCCACGATGGCCTTGGGATCCGGGAGGAGGAGGAAACGCTCCGCCATCAGGGTGCGCCACTGAGCGACAATGGCCTCGTCCTGCTGGGTGTAGCGACTCCCGCAATAGGGCCAGTGGATGTGGAACACCTCGAACTTTTCCATGAGTCCCTGGAAGACCACGTCGTTGGGGAATCCGTCCGTCATCGGGTAGTAGCCCTCGTCTCCGATGAAGAAGAAGAACGGCTTCACGGCATTGGGGATGTCGCACTGGTTGACGTAGAACGCCGCTGCCATGTCGTAGCTCTCCTGCATCGTCCCGCCGCCACCGCCTTCCAGCCAGAGCTTCTTGAGCCAGGGATGGATGGCCTTAGCCTTCTCGAACGGCGTCACCTGGAGCGGGGCACGGTCCGAGAACACGTCCCCGACGCAGCAGAAGGAAAGAGCCGGGTCCGTCAGGTAGCCCTGCTGCTCGATCTGGCCCCAGAACATCGGCATCTTGTCGTACATGATGCGGGCGGAGTCTCCCATGGACCCCGTGACGTCGAGGGCCACCACGACCGGGTGCTTGACGTCCGTGGAGAGCTTGGTCGTCTTGTCGGGGACAACCGTCGAGTCTGCCTGCGTTGTGCCGCTGAACGTCCGGGCCGAACCCGTTGAGTACGACCGTCCCGAGTCCGCTGTGCCGACTGACACATCATAGCTTGAACCACCCATCTGTTACCTCCTGCTAAAGTTCCACTGTAAAACGCACAACGTCGTGACGCCCGGACGGGTGCTCCTGGAGGGAGAACGTCAGGGGGATCACGTCTACGAGCTTCATTGCTTCCTTGATGGCATTCAGCTTGGAGGGGTTGGCGCAGATGAAATCGATCTCCAAAGGCTTGGCTCCGAAGGCTTCCTCCCAGAGAAGCATGAGCCGTCCCTTCTCCTCATCATGGACAGCCTGGAACAGAGCCTCACCCTCAGGACAACACGCCGTCACGGCCTTCCCGCAGGGTCCCACGCCCATCTTCAGGTAACGGAGGGCGTCCCCCCACTCCCCAGCCATGTACTTCTCCCGGACCTCGGCCAGCACGGGACAGCCATCGGCCTCCGGGCATTGGGCTGTGACCTTGTCCAGCATCTCAGTGATCTGCATTTCAACAACCTCCTGCCTGTTCTACTCCAAAGGGGCACTTGATGTTTCGGCTGAGAGGATCATCTCTGACATGATGGGAGTAGTTAAGGTGATGGAAAACCACGGAGGAACCCATGGCGAATCCCAACTGGACCGAAGACCTGAAGGATGTGATCGACTTTCACCGGTGCCTGCTTCAGGTCCAACACAAACAGGCCGGAGCAGCCCTCATCTTTGCTGCCTTGGGAAAAGGGCTGCTGCAAGACCGTAAGGCCGCTGACATCACCCCCGAAGACGTGCGCCTGCTGCTGGCCAAAACCACAAACCTCGCATCCACCTCGGAAGCCAGCGCTCTGCGAATGTCCCTGACCACGTTGCTGGTGATGCACAAAGAAGACAGGCCCGCATGCGTGCAGCAGCAACCCATCCAGGTGGACAAAGAGGTCCACCTGACCTTTGGGACCACGATATTTCACATCTCCTCGGCCTACGTCCGGTGGGAGACCCCCGGAAAGGCGATGGAGTGCGGCTGCTTCGACCGCACTGACCCCAGCCACGTCTGTTACAAGGACGATCAGTTGATCATCGAGATCCCGCACATGGGGACGCTGGAGTTCAAACTGCACGATGACGAGACCGTCGAGGACATCAAGAAGCTGGTGTGGACGTTGAAGATGGGGCCGGAATACTGTTAGCTCTCGTTCCCAGAGTTCTTGGTGCTGACGAAGTCGTTCAGTTTCCCCGCCAGTGTGATCACGTCTTCGGGAGACGGGGGATCAATGAACCGAACATCCCGTGCCTTGTCCCCCTTCCGGTTGGCATTTGACATCTCCGCTGACATCCGCACGTCCCAAGGCTGATAAAGCATGTCCTTGGCGATGTTCACCAACTCCAAACGCATCCTGTAACCACTGTCCTGTCCCATAATTTCCTCCCAGTGCGTGTGTGTAGCCGCTCACCTTGGGCGACCTGGAATGACTGTACCACGCTAATCAGCGTGGATAATACCGAAACCAAGCTGGGGTGTCAGGAAACCGTCAATGTTCTGGACTGACAGGACACCTCCGATGAGTTCCATCTTCATTTCTTTGCCATAATAGTCCCACACGAAGGGCGTCCGGCTGACATGTGCCGGGATCTCGTCACGGGGAAAAGCTGACTTCCAACCGCTCTGATCCATCGTGGCCTTCCAGTCGTAGAACTTGCCCTCCTTCGGGACAAGGCCCTCCTGTTTGTCACCATAGTTCAGGAAGGCTGAGATCCAGCCCGTCATGTCGTCTGTCCCCGAACCAGAGAAGTGCTTGTACAGGGAGGACCAGAAGCCCTCGTCGTAGGGTGCCCCCGCAGCCTGGGCTGCAATCGTGGCCAGGACAGGAAGGAGATGGTCGAAATAATCCTTCAGGTGAGGGTCGAACATCTTGGCCAGTTCTGTGCTCGCCAGCAGCAGCTTTCGGTAGTCCTCTGGGCAACCCAGGAGTCTGATGGAGGGCAGGCCACACCTCGTGGTGCAGCGGTAGGAGAAGAAGGGAGAGGCAGCATCCATGAAGGCCACCAGTGTTCCCGCTTGCGACGCCACGGTGTGGGTCGAGAAGGTCGGGAACATCTGATCCATTGTTTCCTGCGGGCACCGTTCCGCCAGGGCTGTGTAGAACAGACCCATCATCTCGTGCCACGGGGAAGGAGATCCAAGGATCAGGTGGTCATGCCGAACATGGACAAGCTGCTTCTCATCCGACGCCGTGAACAGCGCCCGGTAGTCCTCTGGATTTTGCTTGACCGTGATCGCCACCTCATGAAGGACAAGATACATCAGGACGTCGGGAGACAAGGCGATGGGCCAGTGTTCCGAGAATGCCGTGTGGACGGTGTGGAAGAGGAGGCTGCGCCCGCTCGGAGGGTTGCCAGCAGTAGCTCAAAACAGCCTTTAATAGGGACTCTTTGCGTCGGGGAGGGGTCAAAAATCCTTGACTTGATCCTCCCTCTTCTTACTGTACTCAGCGTAAGGGCGATAGCCAAGCTCTTCAAAATGTTCTTTGGGACTTTGGGTTTGGTGGTTGGTGAGGAGAGACCTCACTGTAAAACTCAAATCGTTGAAGAACTTAGCAGTCTTAACGATTGTGAATGACCGGGAGTTCCTCGGTTACAGCCTGTGGAGAGGAAAGCTCTGGCTTGGTGCCTTTTGACCAAGTGAAACTATCCTCAGTGAAGCAGGAACCTAACGTCAGTCAAGGTTTGTCCTTGATTGAGTCAGTTTAGGAGAACGGTACATCAGGTCTACCATCTCAGGATGGGACAGATGTTCGTAGTGGATCTTCTCCGCCCCCTGTTCCCTCCGTTGTGGTTCCTCCCACGAATCCAAATGCACACGAAGAATCTGAGGGGTTTTGATGGACAGCGCTCGTCCGACGAACGTCTTTGCGTCCACAGTCTCCGTCAGGGCACGCTCCACCTGAACAAGACCCGTCCCGTAAATGTTAGGAATGGCCACGTCGAAGTCCCGACAGACCCGGTTGGGACTGTTCCCCTCCACGGAAGAGAAGCCCCCGGCACGAATGACCCGTCCGTCGTCTACTGCGTCCTGAACGATTTTCTTTTCCATCCTATTTTCTCCGTTTACATTCACAAGCCAACGACTGATACTACTCTAACGGGCAAGTAAACGGCACTCTTGGACAGGATAAGGAGATCATCGGGGTGGCGTCGAGAGTAGACTGAGTACGGGAGCAGATCATGCAGCGACTTCTAATAGCTTCAGATTTCCACACTGACATCAACAGGAGACTTCCCACCCTGGCCGGTGCTGATGTCCTTGTCCTTGCGGGAGACGTCGGTCAACTGGACGCTCTCGTGCTCACCATCCCACTCCTGTGTGATCTGTTCCCCCACATCGTCTACGTTGCGGGCAACCACGAGTACTACGAGTCCTCGTTTGATGCCACCCACGAGGTGCTGTCCCAACTCAGCGCCAAGTTCTCCAACTTCCACTGGCTGAACAACGGCACCGTAACCATCGAAGGTCAACGGTACGTGGGGACAACCCTGTGGTTCCCAGAAACGCCTCGGGCGTTGGGGTTCGCCCACGGTTTTACGGATTTCAAACACATCGCAGATATGTGGACCCGGTTCGGGGAGGAGAACACCAAGGCCCAGAAGTTCCTGAATAAAACGGTGCAATCAGACGACATTGTGGTAACCCATCATGCACCGACCCCGAAGAGCATTCACCCACAGTACAAAATCAGCGCTGCCAACATCTTCTACGTCTGTGATATGGAACGCCTGATTGAACGGGTGCAGCCCAAGCTCTGGGTACACGGACACATGCACACACCCGTGGATGTGATGCTGGGGGAGACACGGGTTCTGGCGAACCCCTACGGGTACGAAAGCCGAAGGGAAACCAGGAACTTCAATCCGGACCTGATTGTAGAGACCTGAAAATGATCCTCACAGTCGACCCTGGAGTAGATGGGGTGTCCTTCAACGAGGAGTTCGACTATGGAAAGGCCAGTCGTTGACTACAAGACCATCCACACCATGGATGACACGGTGGCGCTGGACGAGGCCATCAGGGAGCACATCCAGAAGGGATGCAACCCTATGGGGAACCCCGCATGAGGGTGACTGCCGACCACCGCTACTACTACCAGACCATGGTCCTGCGGGTGAGGCGATGAGTAGACACAAGGGACGGAAAGTCCTGGACTACTACCAGCGCACCATCCCCAACTGGGACATCACCGTCTTCGGGGTCGTGATCGAGTCCCCCGACGCCGTGGATGAGGAGAGGATGGCCCAAGTTGGCCAAGGGCTTGTTTGGACCTATTCCAAAGAGTGGGCTGAAGGGAAACAGGAGATGATCTCCGTCCCCCATGCCTACGAACCCATCTCAGAGGAACAGTTCGAAGCCGCAAAGGCACGAGGTTGGACACGGTTCCCTGTAGAGGAGAAAAAGTGAGACATCTACGAACCCCTCTCAGAAAAGGTGCAATACAGGACACGACTCCCAGTAGAGGAGGAATGATGAAAATCTGGAAAGGACTCGGCTGGATGCTTCTCTTTCTGGCCTTCATGTTCTTCATTGGCTGCTTCATTTACGTCTCCCATCACGACGCCCTCTGTAAACAACAGTGTGTTGCCGAAGGCTTTGACGGTGGTGTGGCTTGTAGGGGCGAAACCCAGTGCCGCTGTACGGTGGGCACGGTGAGGCCCCAGAAAAAGGGATCATCTGCCGACCCCACAGAGTAGTCTCAGTGAGGGGGAAATGACCCCCACAAGGAGACCCCACGATGATGCACGAAGCCTACCAAGTTTGGAACACGAAAACCGATGAGGAACACTGTGTGTTGGACACACTGAGCGACGCCAAGCATTACGCTCGGGAAGACGGCCTGACCCACTTCGAGATCTGGCGGGGATGGCTGGATGCCACCTGCGACGATTTCATCGAGGACGTCCGGATCGTGTTCTGCAATCCTTACGAAGGCGAAGACGAGCGAGCGCTGATGGCCCTGGGCCTGTCCTGTCAGGCCGAAAGTATCCGTTGCTGAGGAGAGGGACAATGTCTGTTTGGAAGCAACGTCTGACCGTAGAGAACCTGGAAGAGGTGGGGGAACGCCTGCGGGGCCTCCTGGAGGACAAAGAATACGTCTTCGTGGCCTCTCAAGAGGGCCGTCTCCCTGTCGTCCGTATAGGTTTACGGTTGGACCCCAGCCGCAGTTACCCGAAGGGTATGCCTGTTCAGACCCTTCGGGTAGGCTGCTACGGTTTCATCAAGGTAGCGGAAAACAACACTAAGGGTTGGACTCTGGGAACAGGCCCGGCCCACAGAGAGGACGACGAACCCTACGAGACCCCCGAGGTGACCTTTCACTCTGACCGAGTAGCAATCAGTTTCAGGACAGACTCAGGATTCGTGTCCCACTGGGTTCTTGTTGTAACCGGAGACATTCCGGTGGGTGAGAAAAAATGAAAAACCACCCCACAGGATCCCTTCATCGCACAGTGGATGGCCACCAGGGTGTCGTTTCCAAGGAACGGTGTCCTGGCTGCGGGTGCCTGTCCGTCTTGTACTACAAGCCTCGACGCAAGCTGGTGAAGGAATGCCTGAACTGCGGACCACTAGAACTGGTCCGGTTACTGATGACAGGATGATCAAGTAGGAGAGTCCCATGACTGTAATGACCAAGAAGCTCGTGCGTGTGAACCCTAACCTCTGGGAGGTGCGTATCGTATCCACCAAGCCCTACCACACCGAAACCATCTCCAACGGTGTCCTGTTCAGCACGGACGACATAACCAACGACAGGGATCTCGTCATCGCCGTCCTGGGTGCCCCGATCAGCAACCCGATGACCCCATGATCAGGTGGCTCAAAGCCAGCGAGATTATTTTTCAGAGGACACCGCAAGGGTACTTGACAGCACCCGATTTACTTACTAAAGTCTAACTATTCCTGCTTGAAACAGGAAGCTGTTACGGTAGGAAGGCTCATGCTGATTGGGTAGGAAGCTCTGGTGTGCTCAGACGTTCTGGGGACGAACACATTAAAGCTAACGATCATCCGAGAGGCGTAAAACGTGAGCGTGAACGGGGTACCCTAGTTGCCTGATGTAGTGGTAGGCCGACAACCCCGCCAGCAAGCCACCTCCGTAGGAGTCGAGATAGAGGTGGACGGGGGGAGGGTCCACCTCGGGGTAGGCGCTGAACGTTGTGCGAAGGGACTGTGCCGCCTCCTCAACCTGGCGACACAGGTCAGCAACTGACTCGTGGCTCACGTCCTTGAAGAAGTAGACCCTGTTCCCCGCTGGGGGAGTACTTAG